AAGTCCGGCATGCGCGACCTGGTGCTGTTCATCCTGGGCGTGATCGACATGGACCCGAGCGAAATGAACGATTTGAACGCGCAGCTGCGCAAACTGGAAAGGGACGGCAATGGCGGATGAGAATGGCACGGGCGATCAGGGGCAGGGCGGCGGCGGTGCGCCAGCGGGATCCGGGGGCGGTGCCGCTGGCGCACTGGCCGCGCCGCCTGCTGCCGGTGGCGATGGCGGGCAGGGCGGCGGCGGTGCTGCCAGCTGGCTGGACGCGCTGCCCGATGACCTGAAAGGCAACGCCACGCTGGCCCGCTACAAGTCGATCGACGAGCTGGCGCGCGGCCATATCGAAGCGCGCAGCGTCGCGAGCTCCCGTGTGCCGCAGCCCGGCGACAGCGAGGAAAGCTTCAACGCCTTTGCCGCCGCCATCCGCCCCGAGACGCCGGATGCCTACAAGATTGAGGTGCCGGAAGGTCAGCCGACTGAATATGCCGAGACGATGCGCGGCGTGTTCCACCAGGCGGGGCTGCACCCGAAGCAGGTGGAAATAATCGTCGCGGCCAACAATGCGCAGGCCGAGGCGCTGGCGCAGCAGGCCGACCAGGCGGTCGAGGCGTTCAAGGCCGAGCGCGGTGCAGCCTATGCGCAGGAGCTGGGCCAGGTGCAGGCGTTCATGAAGAAGCTGGGCGTCGACGAGGCGACGGTGAGCAATGCCGAAAAGGCGCTGGGCAGCAACAACCTGATGACGTTCATGTGGAAGCTGGCCGAAATGTCGGGCGAGATGCAGCGCGTCGATGGCGACCCGGCCATGGATGCCAATATCGCCGCGCTTTCGCTGGAACAGGCCGAGGCCAAGAGCAAGGAATTGCTGGCCGACAAGGAGTTTGCCGCGAAGATCAACCGGGGCGATGCGGCGGCGCTGGCGCAGCACAACCAGCTGATTGCGCGGATCGCGCAGCTGCGCGGTCAACGCCGAGCGTGAAATTCAACGCGCGATGCGTTGACAAGTTTCGCCATTTGTGAAAATCATGCGCCCGCGTCTTCAGTGATGCGGGCGCAACCTCTTCCGGCCACCCCGATGCGCGCGTTCCGCCGCATGGCTCCGGTGCAAACCAGCGAAAGCAGCGGCGCGGAACGTGGGCGCGATATCTCCACCAGATTGGCCCTGCGTGCAGCAGTCACCCCGATCGAAGCCACCAGACATAGCAACTTTGGTCCTTCGGGAGACTTACAATGGCAATCGAGAATTGGGCTGATACGACCCGCACCGTCGAATATGAAAAGTCGGTCGAGTTTCAGCTGAACCAGCAGCCGGGCATGCTCAAGCCCATGGCTACCCAGTATAATTCGACCAGCAGCAAGAAGCAGATCACCGATCGCTTCGACGACATGTATGCCGAGGAAATCGATGAGCGGAACGGTGATACCAAGAACACCGACACCGATGTCGAGCGTCGCTGGATCCACAAGCCCAAGCGCGCTTCGGTCGCGCCGCTGCTGGACCCGGATGACGAAATGTCCACCGAGGTCGGCCTGCGATCGCCGCTGGCGGTGGGCGTGGCCAAGGCCATCCGCCGCTACCAGGACGACAAGTGGCTGGAAGGCTTTTATGGCCCGGCCTATACCGGCGAAGAAGGCCTGACGTCGGTTCCGTTCAAGTCGGCGAACATCATTGCCGCCGATTTTGGAGAGACTGCCGGCACGCATGTCGGCCTGACGCTGAAGAAGCTGCGCCAGGTGCGCAAGCTGGCCCGTCAGCGGTTCGTCGATACCCAGGCCGAGCAGCTGAACATGCTGATCACGGCCGAGGAAGTCGACGATCTGTTCGAGATCGACCAGTTCCTGAACAGCCGCTACAACCCGGACAGCCAGCGCCGCCGCTACACGCCGATGAGCGAGGATGCCAAGCAGGCGCTGCAGGATGGCGAGCCTTCGCCGTTTTTGGGCATCGTCTTCTGGCCGGTGGAATTCACCAACCCGAAGGCGTTCAAGCGCGTCAATGCGGCGGGCCTGACCACCAATGGCAGCGGCCATCGTCGCTGCCCGGTGTGGGTGAACAGCGGCATGGCGTTCTGCACCTGGCTGGATTTCACCACCAAGGTCGACGAGCGCGCCGACAAGAACCACAGCACGCAGTTCGCTGCCTATACCTGTGGCCGCGCGTCGCGCACCAACGAGGACAAGTGCTTCATCGTCGAATGCAACTGACCGCCTGAAGGGGCGGCGGTTGCCGCCCCGGATGGGAGCCAGAGGCTTTCAATCGGAGTTATCGAAATGGGTAATGCAGCAGAATTGATCGGCGTGACGGACGGCAGCGTCAGCCCCGCCAAGAAGAGCGACGGTCGCCGCCAGGATGCGAAGCTGCGCATCAAGACGGCAACGCTCAACCTTGCCTCGTCCACGGTGGACAAGGTGGCGGGCACGGTGAACAACCTTTTCAAGCTGCCGCGCGGCTGCGGCTATGAAGGGATCATGGTGCAGTCGAGCGTCAGCCTCACCACCTCGCAGCTGAAGTTCGGGATCGTCGGCGACGATGCGATCTTTGGCGCGCTGAAGGCCTATGGCACCACGGCAGAGGCCGAGGTGAAATGGGGCAGCGTGGCGCAGAAGGGGGCGACGCCTTCGGACGACGATCGCATGGTCATCATGACCAGCGGCACGGCGGACCTGCCCGGCGCGGGCATCGTGCGCGTGACGCTTTTCTATTCGGGCCGCTGATCCGGCGCGAACAGGCGCTGGCGGTCGGCCCTTTGGATCAACAGGGAACGGAAAACCGACCGCCAGCGCCGCCTTTTCACTAATTATACAGGAACAAAGCCATGGCCGTGCAGCAGAGCGTGACGCGCATTGCGAACCGGGCTTATGTGCTGCTTGGCCAAGACAGCCGCATCGATTCGATCGACAGCTCCACGAACGCGGCGCAGCGGGTCAAGGCCGTATGGGATGGCGCGCGCGATACCGTGCTTTCGCTGCATCCCTGGAATTTCGCCACCAAGCGCCAGATGCTGGAACGCGACACCGAGACGGTGCCCGCGTTCGGATGGTCCTATCGCTTCCGTCTGCCCGCCGATTGCCTGCGCTGGCTGCCGCCCGCGCGCGATGACCGCGACTATGTGTTTGCAGTCGAGGAAGACGGGTTTTTGCTGTGCAATGACGAGGGGCCGATTCCGGCGCGCTTCATCTATCGCAACGAGGACGTGACGCGCTGGTCGAGCAGCTTCATCACCGCGATGAGCTATCAGCTGGCGCTGGAAATGTGCGAGTCCGCGACCGAGCAGAAGGGGCTGCGCGACCGGCTGCTGAACGATCGTGACGAGGCGGTGCGCGAGGCCAAGAAGCTGGACGGGCTGGCCAGCGGCGACCGCGAGCGCGGGAATGTGGTGGCACAATCGCGCATCCTGTCTGCCCGCCATGGTGGAACGGGCCGTGGGGGCCGCTATGTGAGATATCGCTGATGAGCACGGTTTCTCCGCGCCAGACCAGCTTTAACGGCGGTCAGATCAGCCCGCGCATGCAGGGGCGGATCGATCAGAATATCTATTCGATATCGGTGGAGCAGATGGTGGGCTGGCTGCCGCTGCTGCAGGGACCGGCTGAAGCTGCGCCGGGCTTTCAGTTCATCGAGAAGTGCAAGCAAGCGGCGCGGTGCATCCCGTTCGAGTTCAACGTCACCCAGGGCTATGTGATCGAGGCCGGAGCGGGCTATTTCCGCTTCTGGACCAATGGCGGGCAAATCCTTTCCGGCGGCGCACCCTACGAGATTGCGACGCCCTATACCTACGACCAGGTCAAGCGGCTGTTCTATGTGCAGTCGGCGGACGTGCTTTACCTGTTCCACCCCGATGTGCAGCCGCGCAAGCTGACGCGCACCAGCGCGACCACCTTCACGCTGACCGCGATCGAGTTCAAGCAGGGGCCGTTCGAGCGGCAGAACCGCGACGAGGGCGTGATCGTGAGCGCCAGCGGCGTGACCGGATCGATCACGCTGAGCTGCAATGCGGCGATCTTTGCGGCGGGCGATGTGGGCGGGCTGTTCCGCATCGAGGCGGGCGACCTGGGCGATATCCCTTCATGGGAGCCAGGCATCACGATAGCAGTGGGTCAACTGCGCCAGTGGAGCGATCGCGTCTATCGCTGCGCCGGGGTGGGCGCTGGCGGCAAGACGGGGACCGTGCCGCCGATCCATGGCGAGGGCGTCGAATGGGACGGCATGGGCAGCGGCACCGATATCAACAACAAGGCCGCTGGCGGGGTGCAGTGGGAGTATCTGCACGATCGATTCGGGATCGTGCAGATTACGGGCTTTACCGATGCCGAGACCGTGACCGGCACGGTGCAGCGCCGCCTGCCGTTCACGGCCAGCGGCACCTATGACTATACCGGCGGCTATCGCCCCCCCGAGGAAACCCCGTGGGAGCCGATCGAAACCGGCGTGGCCTATGCCTATGGCACCTGGCGCTGGGCCTTTGGTGCATTCAGCCCGCGCCGGGGCTGGCCGAGCTGCGGCGCGATCTGGCAGGAGCGGCTGATCGTCGCCAAGGATTCGACGATTGACGGCAGCGTCATCGGCGATTTCGAGAACATGGCAGCCTATAACGAGTTCGGCGCGATCACGCTGGACATGGCGTTTCGCGTCACGATCCCCAATCCCAACCCGATCCGCTGGCTGATGGCCGAGACGCGGCTGATGATCGGCACGGCGATTGCCGAATATGTGATGGGGCCGAGCAATGCCGCGAGCGGCATCGGCCCGGGCAATATCGCGATCGACATGCAGAGCAATGCGGGCAGCGCCATCCAGAACCCGGTGATGATCGACGGGCGCGCGGTGTTCGTGCAGAGCGCCAAGCGCAAGATCGTCGAGTTCGGCTATCAGCTGCAGCGCGACCGCTATGAAGCGCCGGACCTGACCCGCTTTGCCGATGACATTGGCGACCCGGGCTTTGTCGAGCTGGCATGGGCCAAGGAAACCGAAAAGCACCTATGGGCCTGCCGGGGTGACGGCACGCTGGCGGCGGCGCTGTATCTGCCGACCGAGCAGGCGCTTGGCTGGGCAGTGCGCAAGCTGGCACCCGGCCTATCGGCAAAGTCGATCTGCACGATCAGCGACGAGGCGGGCGAGCGCGCGGAATTGTGGTGCATCGCGCAGCTGGGCAGCGAGCATCTGATGCTGCGCATGAGCCGGGTGCGGCACAGCAGCGATGACGATAGCGATATCATCATGAGCGATGCGGCGGGCGTGTATGAAGGCAGCCCGGTGACGACGATCAGCGATATCGACTGGCTGCAGGGGCGCGAGGTCGAGATACTGGCCGACGGCAAATATGCGGGGCTGAAAACGGTGAGCGCGGCGGGCGTGCTGACGCTGCCCTATGCCGCGAGCAAGGTGACATTCGGCCTGCCGTTCCCGGCCTATATGGACCTGCTGGAACCGGAAGCCGGCGGCGACAATGGCCCGGCGCAGGGCAAGAAGAAGCGCATCTTTCGCGTGCACATGCGCGTGTGGCGATCGATGGCGCTGGCGCTGGAAGTGCATGGGCAGGACGTGGGTGTGCTGCCCGTGCAGCGATCCGACAGCCCGTTCAACGAGGCGTTCACGCCGCTGACCGGCGAACAGATATTCGAGCCCGGCGGCGAGCATGATCGGCGCGCGCGGGTGCGCGTGTCGCGGGTTGCGCCGCACCCCGCAACGCTGCTGGCGATCACGCACTACATGACGGTGGAACAGCGGTGATCTTTATCCGACCCTTCAAGCCCGCCGACATGGTGGATATTGCCGTGCAGCAGGGCCAGATCGCGCTGGGCGAGGCCGGGCTGGTGACGCTGGCGCAGGGCCGCGAATATGCGGCAAGCGGCCCGGCGCAGGCGTTCACGCGCGGCATTGACGGGCCGCTGCTGTGCCTGGCGGGGCTGCGCCAGACGCATCCGCATTATGCCACGGCCTGGTGCGTGATGGCTGATGGCAAGCGCCATGATTTCGTGGCGATCACGCGGGCCTGCCGCCTGATGCTGGACTTTCACCCGCAATACACCCGCATCGATACGCTGGTGCACGTGGATTACGAGGCGGGGCACCGCTGGGCGCAGCTGCTGGGCTTTGAGCCCGCACATGTGCTGCGCCATGCCGCGCCCGATGGGGGCGACATGATGCTGTATGAGCTGAAGCGAAAGGCACAAGGATGAGCGCGGGGGTATTGATCGGCCTGCAGGCGTTTTCGTCGCTGACGGGCGCGCTGGACAGATTCGGCGCGGCGCGCAACGAGGCCAAGGCGCTATCCGAGAATGCCCGCCGCACCGAATATGACGGCGCGATCCAGGGGCAGGAAATGCGCCGGGAAAGCCGTGCGGCGATCGGCGAGCAGCTGGCGGCGGGGGCAGGCAGCGGCATCGCGATCGGCACGGGATCCGCGCTGGACCTGATCGGCGAGAGCGCGCAGGAAGCCGAGTTCGAAATTCTGAACCTGCGGCAGCAGGCGGCGGACCAGGCGGCGGGACTGCGTTACCAGGCCAAGGTGATCCGGCGCGGCGCGACGGCGCAGCTGTTCCGCGATGTCATCAATATCGGAACGCAGGCAGCGTCGGCAGCTTCGGGCGCTGGCGATGCAGCGGCCATCAGCGCGGCGCGCGGGCGCGAGCGCGCAAGCATGCTGCCGCGCGAAAGCGGCACGGGGATTCCGCTGCCGGGCAGTTCGCTGGTTGCACGCCAGCCCGCCGGTTCGCTGGCGCGTCGCCGCCTTGACCCGATGGGCATGGACAGTGGCCGGTTTGACCCGGTGCTGAATTGGAGGGGGCCGCGCTGATGGGCATGCAGCCGATCCGGGCGCGCGTGCGCCCTACCGTCACCGCGCTGCAACCGGCAGACCGCCGCTATGCCACCAGCGGCGTGGGCGATGCGCTGGCCGGTGCCGCTGGCCAGATGCTGCAGGACCAGCAGCAGCGCCAGCAGGTGCGGGACACCGTGGACGATATCGACGCTCGTATTGCCGAGCGGGAACGCCAGCAGCGTCGGCAGGTCTCGTTCACAGACGGCTTCGCTCGCTACGCCCAAGAGCAGGCCGACATGCGCGTCTGGCTGGCGAACAATCCGCCTGATGTGGCGGGCAAAGACTATGCCGTAAAAGTCCAGGAGTATGTGCAGGGTCGCATGGCCAATTTCAGGGCATCGCTCGACCCGGACGAGGAAGTGCAGCTCCGCTTCGGGCTGATCACAAGGCAGTTCGAAAGCGAGCAGATAGCGAATGCCCAGATCATCGAGGGCAAGGCGCGATCGCAAGCGCAGGCCGATAACTACGCGGTCTGGCGCGAGACGCAGAGCAACAACATCTATGAGACGATGTCCGATGAGACCGCGCGCCAAGCGCTGGTGCAGTCCGGGCAGATACTGGCGGCGCTCGAGGGCGTTGACGGAAACACCAAGGCCAAGCTGGCGCGCGAAGATGCGCAGGCCTTTACCCGCGCACTGATCACGGGGCTTAGCGACAAGGGCCAGCATGAAAAAGCCGGGGCGCTGCTGGACAGTGGCCTGGTCAATGGTGTGTTCGACGATGAGCAGATGAAGCAGCTGCGTCGTCAGGTTGGCCTCTCGCGCGAGCGAGCGGAACTGGAAGCGGAAAGGGCGCAGCGTGAAGCCGAGGCCGGGCTGAAGGAAGAATATGATGGGATCGTCCAGCGTGCCGAGGATGGCGTCGCCAGCCCAGCGCAGTTGCAGCGCGCCGCCGCAATCGCCAAGCAAATCGGCACGGATTCCGACCAGTATGAGATCGAGAAGCTGACGATCGTCAACCAGACCGCGGCGTCGCTGCAAGGCGCTTCGATCCGGCAGATCGACACGGCGATCAGCACGGTGCAGGCGCGCATCGCGCGGGCGGGCGACAAGGCGACGGTGACGGATCGTCTGTCGCTGCAGAAGATGCAGGATATTCGCAAAGATCGGGTGACCGAACAGGGGGCCAGGTACAAGGCGATGCTGGCCGAGGGTCCGCAGGGAGTGCTCGCGGTTCTGCGGGAACTGGACGGATATGACCGGGAGACGCGGTTCCAGATCGCCAATGAGGCGCAGGATGGGCTGGGCATCGTCTCGTTGCTGGGGGCCAAGATGCGCGGGCTGGCGGTGGAAGGCAGGGCGATGCCGGAAACGCGAAAGGAGCTGGCCCCCGACGAAAAGGTCAAGCCGGCGATGAAGAAATTCCTCGGTCGCGTGCGGCGCGAGCTTGGCCCGGAGTATGACGCCTATCTGGATGTGGCCGCCGATATCTACACCGCTGCATCGGCATCGCGCGGGAGGGCGGCGTTCGACGAGAAGGCGTTCGGGCACTATGTCAATCAGGTGTTCGGCGCCACGCAGCGCCCGAACGGCGTGATGCAGGGCGGGATCGGCACCTATCTCGAGGAGAAAGTGCAGCTGCCCGATGACTATACCGAAAGCGAGTTCATCAGGTCGATCCATCGCTACGATTTTGCGCCTGCCCGGAACCCGCGCGGCGGCAAGATTCCGAAGGACTTCATCACGCAGCATACGATCCCCGAATATGTGCGCGATGACCCGGACGGTCGCCCCGTGTACCAGTTCCGCGACCGGCAGGGTGAGCTAATTCTGAGGGAGGGCGGCGGGCCCATGCTGGTCAAGATACCGCCGAAGGTGCGCCGATGACCGGCGCGCGGCTCAACTCCCGGCGCAGTATCGCCATCGACACGCTGCCTTCGCGCGGGAGCGACGGGCCAGCGCCCGGCATTCTCGATACGCTGATGGCGGCGGGGCGGGTCGAAGACGATGACCTATCGACCACGCAGGACCTGCGGATCATCGATGCGTACAAGGGCCTGTCCGAGGCGCTGATCGAGGCGGGCGAAAAGCCCGACGGTTGGAAAGTCGGCATTGCGGAATCGCTGGTCAATACCGGCGAGCGGGTCGATGGCCTGTACGATCGTGACGCGCTGTGGGAAGCGGTGCAGTGGATGCGCAAGCAGCGGCCCGGGGCGTTCAAAGACCTGCCCAGCGATCGCGCGACATTCGAACAGAATGTTCTCAACCGCGGCGGTGCATCGCAAGAGGACGCCTATACCGCTAGCCGCGGGCCGGGCTGGGCAGCATTTATTGGCGGTACTGCGGTCGGCCTGAAGGATCCGTGGAACCTGGTCACCACGATCTTTGGCGGCGGGGCCAAGACGATAGGCAGCGCCATCCTGCGCGAGGCCGTGGTCAATACGGCGTTCGAGGCTGCGCAGCAGCCGGTGGTCGCGCGCAACCGCGCACGGCGCGGAGAGGAGCTGACCGGCCAAGAGGCGGCGATCAACATTGCCGGGGCGGCTGTGGTGGGCGGTGTGCTGGGCGGGGCAGGCAAGTATGTCGGCGACAACTGGGGGGCCATCAAGGCTTTGCCCAAGGCGGCGCAGCAGCGGGCATGGCAGAAGATTGCGCCCCATTTACCCGAGAAGCTGCGCGGCACGATGGACTGGGACGCAGTGACGGACGATGTGTTGCCGGACCTGGCCGAGGGCCTGATCGGTCGCGGCAACCTGACGCCGGATGAGACCACGGCGATCGACACCTCGCGGGTGCATGCAGGCGTCCGTTCTGCCAGCCCGTTCACCGATGACCCGGCAGGCGACATGGCGCATCTGGAAGAACTGGGCGACATGATGCGCCGCATCATCGCGGATGCCGGCGGGAGCGATGCGCCGCCGCCGCGCGCAGTGCGACCGGCGGCCGTGATGCAGCCATCCGCCGGGGCGGCAACGGGCAGCGGAAGGGCGGTGCTGAAGCGCAACATCGGCATTACCGAGAGCAATCTGAACCCGAGGGCGAAGAACCCGAATTCATCGGCCTATGGCACGTACCAGTTCACGACGCCCACGTGGCTGACATTCTGGAAGCGGCGCTATGGCACCAAGGGCATGAGCGATGCCCAGATCGCGGCCAAGCGCAGCGACCCGCGCTATCAGGAAATCCTGATGGATGACCTGATAGATTACAACACGCGGGTGCTGGCGCGCGCCGGGTTCAACGACAGTGCAGGCAACCTGTACCTTGCCCATTTTGCAGGAGCCGAGACAGCTGCCAAGCTGCTGCGAGCCGACAGGAATGCGCCTGCTGCCTCGATCTTTTCGCCGGATGCGATCAATGCCAACGGATCAATCCTGCGCGGCAAGACGGTAGGCCAGGTCATCGACTGGGCGCATCGCAAGATGGGCAGCACGCCAGCGCCCGGTACGGCGCGGGCAGCGGGCGATAGTGGCGACCCGGTTGCTGCGATCGACAGCCAGCTTGCCGACATTGATCGCCAGCTCGCCGAGCTCGATGCGGCGGATGGAGCCCAGCCCAGCGCGATCGATGCCGCGCCGCTGGTCGACGTGGATGCGATCATGCCAGAGCCGCTGGACTTCAGCGCATCGATCCCCATGCCGAGGGTGCCGCTGGAAGAGGCGGAGCGCGCGGCGGGGCTTTCACTGGTGACGGCGCGCTATGCCACGCCGGAGGATGTGCGTGCGGCGCTTGAACCGACCGCGCCGGTGGAGCTGTTCGAAGCGGTGGTCGCGCCGCGCCAGCAGGTGCTGGCCATGGCTGAAAGCGCAGAGCCGCAGGCGCAGGCCGTGATGCGGGCGGTGCTGGGCAAAGAGCGGGCCGACGCGCTGGCGCAGGTGGCAGAGCGTGTGAGAGGGGCCGATGCCGATGCGCTGCCCGCCCGCCTGGCGGAAGTGACGCCTGCGGACGTGGCGGCCATCGGCCAGTGGGAGGCACGTTTCCGGCAGGGCATGGAGATCATGCAGATGCGGGAGGCCGGTGCCGTGGACGCGCGCATGGCCGAAGCGCTGCCGATGGCGGAGGCGCGCTGGGCCGATGCAACCGGCATCGACCTGCCCGACGATCTGCGCGGCGACATGCCGGATGCGCTGCGGTCCTTCATGCTGCGCGAGCAGGTGGCGACGCCAGCGGCAAGCCGGGCTGCGGCGCAGCAGACCGGTGGCGGGGCGCGGGCAGGCGACGATTACGGGGCGACCGAAACACCCGGCCCCATGGCAGAGACCGTGGCCCGAGAGTTTGACGAAGCGGATGGCCCCGGCAGCGAGGTGGTCAGCGATAGTCTGGACCATGACATGCGGGCGGTGCTGGCGCGGGAGGATGAGGCCAGGCCGTTGTTCAACCCCGATGACATGTTCCGCCTGGACACGGGCGACGAGCCGCGCCCGGTGGCCGATGTGCTGGAAGCGATCGATGACGAACAGGCCGCGATCGAGACCATCAGGGGGTGCCTGTGATGTCAGCCAAAGAACGGTCGGATCAGCAGCCAGTAAAGCGGCCAGATTTCAGCCAGAAAGAGGTTTATAGGAACGATTACGATCCAGTTCCACCACGTCCAATTTGTACCGTCAGTAAAAAGCAAGATTGCGGTGATGATCGATCCAATCTGCCAAGCTATGAGCGCACCGACCTTTTGGTGATCGTCGCGCCACAGCCTGATGGCCATGTAAACGCCGGTGTGAATGAGCGTATTTGCGAGACCAAGATGGAATTGGCCATCTGGCGCATTTGGAAAAAACAGGGTCGAAAGATTAGACACGGCAATCAGTGCCAGCCATATCAAACCGGGCCATGGCAATCGCGCCAAGGAAGTC